CCCTAACGAGAGGAGCAATACATGACAATAGAAAACGCAGTTCAAATCGACGAATTCGAAGTAGTCGAATCCCCCGCCCCTGAAGGCTTCAAAGTTGATGATGACGAAAAAGCAGAGTGGGCAATCCGTAAGTTAGCCCGTATCCGCCGCAAGCAAGCGGAAAACCAAGCCCTCTATAACGCAGAGTTAGAGCGTATCTCAGAATGGCTCAAAACGGTCAATACAAGCCTTGACAGGGACGCCCTGTACTTTGAGGCGGTCCTTACCCCATACGCGCTCCAGGAGCGCTCCAATGGTCGCAAATCGCTAGTTTTACCCCATGGCACAGTCAAGACTACGGCTGGTCGTCCAAAGATTGAGTTCGAATCAGAAGATGGCTTTATCCAATGGGCTAAGACCAATGACCCTGAGTTGCTTCGCATCAAACACGAAATCAATAAAAAGACTCTAAATGATTTGATTACCGATGACCTTCAGGTAATATCAACCCAAGGTGAAATTATTCCGAATATCAGAGTAATCGCACCTATCGCATCCGTTTCATTTGCTCTAGGAGAGGAAAAGTAAATGGCAACAATAGTTCAATCACTCAATGAAGTAATGAAAGCAGTTGGAGCAATTGCAAAGAGTGACCGCAATTCAGCGCAGGGATTCAACTTTCGCGGAATTGATTCGGTAGTCAATGCAGTATCTCCACAACTTCAAAAGCACGGTGTTGTAGTGATGCCGTCAGTTGAAGATTACGATTACTCAAATGTAGAAATCGGGAAAAACCGCACCATGATGGGTCATGTAAAAGTCAAAGTGACTTACACATTTGTAGGACCTGAAGGCGATGCAATCAAAGCCACGGTTGTAGGTGAGGCAATGGATTCAGGAGATAAGGCAACGGCTAAAGCGATGTCCGTTGCATTTCGAACCGCACTCCTCCAAGCGTTATGTTTACCAACAGACGATGTGGACCCTGACGCACAAAGTTACGAGCGCTCAGAAGCAGTTCAAGTAGATACAAAAGCAATTGCAACAGCGATTGCGAGCGCGTCAGATTTGGAATCACTTTCCAAAATAGGTGCATACATCACAAAGTACAAAGATGCGATTGAACCATCAATCCTTGAGACATTGCGCTTAGCGTTCAAGGAGGCTCAAAGTCGTGTTGCAGTAGTAGTTGCTGAACCGAAGGAGGTCTCCGATGGAGTTCCAGCCTGAGTTACCTTACGCGGGAACTTCGGGACACTCGGGAACAACAACTTCTCGGGACCGCGCTCGCCAAATGGATGCAAACGGTCAAACTGGAAGGCGTCAAAAAGATACTTTGATGCTTTTGTGGATGCAAAATGATTTTGGTGCTACTTGGAAAGAAGTAGCCGCTGAGTTGAAATTGCATCATGGTTCAGCAAGTGGAGTATTATCCGTCCTCCATTTGGCAGGAAAGATTGAACGACTTGCTGAAACCAGGAATCGTTGTAAGGTCTATGTTCTGCCTGAATATGTAAATGGGCGAGCAGTTGAAAAGCGGAAGCAAAGATGTTGTCCGCATTGTGGAGGAGATTTGTGAGCATACGCTGGATTACAAAAGTTTGGTCCGACAGTCCATACAACGGGACCAGGCTTTTGATACATCTTGCGCTCGCAGACATATCTCACGATGACGGGCGATTCTTTGCCAGTCAAAAAAACCTTTCTGAAAAGGGGAGATGCACAGTCGAGTATGTTCGAAAAGTAATCAATGAGATGGTTGCCGATGGACATTTGCGGATTGTGACCAAGGGAAATTCTCGGGGTAATGCAACAGTTTATCAATTATTGAACAAAAAGGTCCCCAACACAATTGGGGAGTCTTTACCGATAATGGATGACGAACTCCCCAACTTAGATACCCCCGTCTCCCCAACTTTAGAGGTCCAACTCCCCAACGCCACTCCGTACCATCCGTCCTATACATCCGTCCTATCTACAACAGGCGAAACCGCTCCAGCGGTTTACGCCCCTGGAGAATTAGCGGCTAGAACTTGGTGGGAAAAACTAATAACGAAACCGATTGGCAAAGGCGCTTGGCACTCTCTCCTAGAGATTTGCAAGGCGGCTGAAAAACAGGGATACACCACAGACCAAATTTTGATGGCTTTGAATTACATAGGTACGGTTCCATCCATGAGACAGATGGACCTAGTTCTGAGAGGGAGAGGAGTAAAGACTAAGCATGAGCAATCTGCCGAGAGAGCAATGGAACTCGCCGACAAACTTAGGGATGAACCTATCTGACATAGCGATGTTATTAGGGTTCGTCGGAATTTATGACCTTCGAGTTCAAGTTGATGAATTGAAGGTTCGCGCCTGGGCTGAATCTTTGGATTCTGACATTCCTTTGGAAGAAGCAAAGAAAATTGTTTCCGCTCATTACGCAAATGCAGATACAGCAATCAACCCAAGCCATATCAATCGAGAATGGAGATACAGGTTGGCATCACAAAGAGAGCGCGAAAGAGGATTACGAATATCGCAAGAGTTGGAACGAGCGGCAATGACAGCGGCTCCACCTGAAGTAGTAGATAAATATTTGACACAAATCAGGACAATTCTGAATAGAGGAAAAGATGCTCCAATGGAAAACGATTCAGGGACGGTGGCATCTGACTTATGAAGATATTCCAGTATGTCGCCTTAGTACACAGATGGCGGAACAAACGCAGACACAGATTTGTCCTGGGTGCGTGGACTCCTTATCGGTGGGAATCGCGCAATGGCAACAAATAAAAAAACAATCAAGCCCAAACCAAAAATGACCGATGAAGTTCGCTTTGCGATTTATGCAAGAGCGGGCTACCGATGTGAAAGATGTTTAGAGGCAACTCCAACCATCAATGTTCATCACCGCCTACCAAGGCAGATGGGTGGGACACGCAATGAGTTGATTCATGCTCCAGCAAATCTGATTCTTCTTTGCGGCTCGGGAACAAGCGGATGTCATGGGTGGGTTGAGTCCAATCGGGATGAGGCTCGCAAGTTTGGTTATCTTCTTTATCGCATTGACAGCGCGGTTGAGATTCCATTTATCGACAATAATAAAAATGGGTGGTTACTGGACAATTTAGGACAAAAAGAACGATTTGACATAAATTGGGATTTCTTTCATGGTTAGAGTATGTATTGCTTATGCCGCACCGAGGAAGAAGAACAATCCGTCTATCGCCTTGAGTTCAATCAGCGACCCTGGACAACAAACGGGGAACGCGCTGGCAACAGATGGGCAAGGGCTGAGATGGTCAAAGAGTGGCGAATGGCTTTCCATTTACTCACAAAGGATGCGGGGATACCTGCTATGTCCTGGATGAGCGTGACAGTTGAGCCTCATCAAAAAGGCGGACGCCTTCAAGATGTGGGCGCTTGCAATCCAGCGGTCAAAGCCGCGATTGATGGAATTGTGGATGCGGGAATCCTTCCCGATGATTCTCCTCAATACATGAAGTCGTTAGTGTTCTTACCACCACAGAACGACAAAAATTCTTTAGTGCTTTACATCCGAGGAGCAAGATTAGAGAGGGACAGAAAATGAATTGGGATATTGTTTTGACCGCTTTAGGTCTAGGAATTGTGTTTATTTTACTAAGTCCGTTATATTTAGCCATCTACGGGGCTATAAAGAAAATTGAGATGAGACAGCATCTTGAATTCTATATTGCTTCGCATGAGTTCGAAATGTCTTTAGAGAAAGACGATATTGACACAGCGCTGAACCAAATTTTCAAGGGGGAGTAAATGAGTACCACAATGGAAGCAACAGAGTTAGATGGACGCGGTTTGGCAGATGTCAAAGTATTGACAGACGCTATCCGTGAACATCAAAACCAAATCCAGGATTTAGGTAAGCGCCGCAAGCAGTTGATTCTCCGCCTTCGTAAGCAAAGAATTACTTACCGCGAGATTGCTGACGCAATGGGAGTATCTGAGCAGTTGATTTACAAAATTATCCGCAACGATATTGACCGCTCACCTGAATATGATTCGCAGGGAAATTTAGTTCGTCGTAGAGGTCGTCCACCCCGTCCAGTTGTTTAGTCTTTACTTTAGAGAGATTAGGTAAAGGCTAATGAAAGCCAATGTTTTAGTTCAAAGCGTTGAATCTGTATCCATCTCAAGTCTTACTGCATATCCGTCGAACCCAAGGCGGGGTGATATTGAAGCCATCGCATCCTCTCTCAAGGCGCATGGACAGTATCGCCCCGTCGTGGTTCAGAGTTCGACCAATTTTATTTTGGCTGGCAATCACACAGTCAAAGCCGCCAAGAAACTTGGCTGGAAGAAAATCAAAATAGTTCGTGTCGATGTAGATGAACAAACAGCCCGCAAGATAGTTTTAGCCGACAATCGAATAACAGATTTGGCTTCGTATAACGAGCCATTGCTAAAATCCTTGCTGACGGCTCTTCCTGAACTGGACGGTACTGGTTTCACTTCGGGGGAATTAGAAACCCTTGACCGTCTTATATCGGGGAAGCAGGAGGAGTCCGTCAGCGGGAGCAAAGCAAAGTCTGACCCTGAAGTGAAGATTGCGGCTTGGAAGTTCACCGTTGAGTTGGATGCCTTTGAAGCATGGAAAGAACAATTGTTTGAGGAGTTCGGCAAAACTAAATCAAAAGCCAACGCGGGTATCAAAGAGCGATTGGGATTTCCTGAACGCAAACCTGAACCTAAAGATGACACCGTAGAGCGCTCGCAGAGCAGTCCTGAAGATGTCGAGACTGTTCCTATCAAAGAGTTGCTCATCCATCCCCTAAACCCAAGAGAAGGCGATGTAGGGGCATTGATTGATTCCCTGACTCACATGGGTCAGTATCGCCCGATTGTGGTCAATAAGCGGACCAAGCATTGCCTATCAGGAAATCACACACTCCAAGCGGCTCATCAATTGGGATGGGAAAAACTGGCAGTTCATTGGGTAGATGTGGATGACATTGAAGAGATAAAGATTTTGATTGTAGATAACCGAACCTCAGACCTTGCCACTTATGATTCAAATGAGTTGAGAGGGATGCTGGTCAATACCTCACTCAAGGGAACGGGATTCAATCCTGAAGATGTTCAAGAGATTCTCTCGGGGGGAAAGACCAAACCTGGACACAATCCGATTGGACGAACCAATATCCGTGTAGGAGAATTTACAATGAGGGTTCATACTGAAGATGTGAACACTTGGGCTAATTCCATATGGGGTTGGAAAGATGTAGCACAATTGTTGTTGATACCACTAGAAGCGTGTTCAGAGGAGGAAGCATGAGCGAGACAAAAGAATATAACGGCTGGAAGAATTACGAATCTTGGAATGTAGCCATGTGGCTAAGTAACGATGAACCTTGCTATCGAGCCATCGTTGAGTTCATGTTGGACTACAAAGGTGAAGAGCCATACAAAGAATTTATTGTTGAATCAGGTTTAGATGTCCAGGCTACTAAAGACGGAGCAAAGTACATGGACCCTGAATTGGATTATGACGGCTTGAACACCTTTATGAGAGAGTTCGCTCCCGAAGGCACCCGTTCATAACCGAGGTAGAATAACGACATGGAAAAACAAATAGGGAAATACTGGTTCTGTTGTGGTCGCAAGAGCGGATTTGGAATTGGCTTTGATGTCAGCAAATACTTTTGGACCATTGACCTAGGGTTTTGGTATATCGGGCAGGAATTCTAATGAGTGATTTCATTGCTTATCTTTTTTATTACACCGTAGTTGGCACGGCTATATTTGCTTGGGTTACTATCACTTGGGCAGTTGCATGGGAGATTATCGAATGGCGGAAAAGAAAGTGACCACAGCGGTTGCTAAGCGACCTAAAAAACAAGCAATCGGTCGTCCTTCCCCTATCTTAGATGAAGAGACAGAGAAGGCTTTACTGGATTACATTCGAATTGGAACACCTGTTCGAAAAGCAGTTGCCGCTGTTGGTATCGTTGAAAAGACTTTCTATAACTGGATGACCCGCGGATTGAATGAACGCGAGCGCTTGGCAACAGTTCCTAACGCTAAAACTAATCAAACTGAGGTTGTTTATTTACAGTTTTTACAGTCTGTTGAACGGGCAAG